CTCAACTGTCAGCGGAGCAACTGCTGGCCAGACTACTGGCACTCGAATTACAAAGATCCTCGATCAAGTTTCATTCCCGACATCAATGCGTATTACTGACACAGGATTGACGACAGTTCAGGCAGATCCCGGCACGGCTCGAACATCCTTAGCAGCTCTCAAAGCGGCTGAGTTCGCAGAACAAGGTGCATTCTTTATCCGCACAGACGGAACGGCTGAGTTCAAGGATCGTAATGACGTCGTGGGATCTTTAGCGGCTACGCCTATCGAGTTCAATCAGACTACAGGAATTCCTTACTCAGACCTTAAGTATGCCTTCGATGACAAGCTCATCGTCAATCAAGCAAGCATGACACGCGTAGGCGGATCAACACAGACTGCAACAGATGCAACTTCATCGGCTAAGTATTTCCCTCATGGCATGACAGTAACCGACATGATTCCAGAGACAGATGCTCAAGTCTTAGACATCGCCAAGATATATGTAGCAACTAGAGCTGAGACAACTATCCGCATCGATGCAATGACTGTCGATCTATTGGATACGGCCGTACCAACGGACACGATGATTGGCCTCGACTATTTTGACAATGTAAAGATAACCAACGTCCAGCCTGATTCGAGTACAATCGTCAAGACCTTGCAGGTTCAAGGCTTGGCATGGGACATCACTCCCAATTCAATGAAATGCACAGTAACAACACTTGAGCCTATAGTCGAGGGATTCATCATCGGATCATCGACTTACGGTATAATCGGACAATCCATTATGGGATACTAGGAGACAATCATGGCAGTAGGCTTTCCAGCATCAACAGGCGACATCTTTACAGCCGCAGATTATAACGGCCTAGTAGCCTTTACAATCGGCTCAGCTAACACGGTCGACTACACAGCAGTATCCGCTGATCAGTATCAGGTCTTACAGCTAATGAACAAGGCAACAGCAATTGCTTTTAAGATCCCTACAAATGCCTCCGTTGCATTCCCTATCGGCACAGTTATCACGGTTCTCAACATTGGTGCAGGAGTCTGCACAATCTCAGCAGTAACTTCTGGCACGACCACAGTCCTATCGGCTGGAGCAGTAGCGGCAGCACCTACCCTTGCTCAATATAAATCCGCAGTCTGCATCAAAACTGGCACAGATACTTGGTACGTCGCTGGTGCAATCGCCTAATGCTTAATACAATCGCAGGCATCCACGGACTATTTGTGGCTGTACCTAAAGCCACAGGTGGCACGATCACCTCCGATGCTAGTTATTGGTATCACGCTTTTACAGCCAATGGCACTTTTACTCCGAGCGTTACTCTATCTTGCGACATTTTAATTGTTGCGGGTGGCGGTGGCGGCGGAGGCGGATTCAATACTGCTGCAATGGGCGGTGGTGGTGGTGCAGGTGGAGTTAAGACTTATGCAGCTCAATCACTAACTGCTACGGGTTATAGTATTGGGATCGGAGCAGGCGGAGCAGGTGCTACAGCAGGAGCCAATGCAACTAGCGGTGTTGATACGACATTCCAGACACTAGTCACAGCTGTCGGTGGTGGTTTCGGTGGTAACTTTAACGGCGGTTCAGTCGGTAGCGGTGGCTCTGGCGGCGGTGGAGCGAATAACAATTATTCAGGTGGTACATCAACGGCTTCTGGTCAAGGTTTTGGGGGCGGCGCAGGAACTGTTTACGCATCAGGTGGCCCGACTTCGACAGGCGGCGGAGGCGGAGCAGGTGCGGCAGGTGCAAGCGGTCTTCTCAGCGTTGCAGGCGCAGGCGGTATTGGTAATGGAAGTTACTCATCTTGGGCAACAGTTACATCAACTGGCGTAGGCGGCTATTATGCAGGCGGCGGAGGCGGAGCTTCTTTTTCAACTACTAATGGCGCAGGTGGTACTGGCGGAGGCGGAGCAGGCGGTAGCAGTTCATCAGTTGCTGGAGTTAATGGCACAGTAAACACGGGCGGCGGAGCAGGTGGAGCCGCTAACTCTGGAAGCAGCGGAAACACTACAGGCGGCACAGGTGGTTCTGGTCTAGTAATTGTGAGGTACGCAAAGTGAGTCATTGGGCAGAACTAGATTCTGATAACAAAGTCATCCGCGTACTAGTCGGAGACAATAACGATCCAGCAGGCGATGAAGGCTATCAATGGTTAATCGATAACCTTGGTGGCACATGGGTAAAGACAAGCTACAACGGGAATATAAGATTTAATTATGCAGGAATTGGTTATACCTATGATCCTATCGATGATGCATTCATAGCGCCAGTCCCATGCGATCACGCAGAATTGACACTTAATGATCTCAAGCGATGGGAGTGTGTAACCTGTGAAGCCGAGGCTAAGCAATTCAGCGATCCAGCTTAGAGAGCAGATCGATGATGCATTCCCAGATCGAGATAGAACTTCGGACGGCTGGATCGGTGACACGAGACACGCTGCTCGCAAGTCTGATCATAATCCAGATGTTCAAGGATGGGTACGCGCCATCGATGTTGACCGCGACCTTGCAGGCAAGAACGGGAAGCCCGATGTCATGCCTGACTTGGTCGATCAGATTCGACTCCTTGCAAAGTCTGGCGATAAAAGAATCTCTTACATCATCTTTGACGGAAAAATCGCTTCATCTAAAAAGGCTTGGGCTTGGCGTGCTTATGATGGGATCAATAAGCATAATCATCACGCACATATCAGCTTCACTATCAAGGGCGATGAAGACAATAGTTGGTTCAATATCCCGATGATAGGTGGAAAATAAATGAACATGAAGCATCCAGCAATAATTGCAGTAGGCGCATTCTTATGCGTATGGGGCACTACATCTAACTTTTCTCTAGACTATCGCGCCATCCTTGGCTCGGTAGTAGCTGGAGTATTCGGATACGCGACACCTAGAAAGTGACTACCTCGGACTTGATGACACTTTACTTTGCAAGCCTTGCCGTGATTGGTGGGCTGGCAGGTTATGTCATTACTCATCTGCTCTCTGAAATTAAGAGACTAAACTCGCGTGTCGATGAGATTTACAACATACTTCTTGAGCGATAATTTTTAACATGGCAAAGAAGAAAGTCATCGATCTCGATACTTACTCACAGCTAGACGCATGGGCTATAAGCCTTCATGAAATGTATCGCGCACTACGCAGGGCAGGCTTCGCAGTTGATATCTGTCTAGCAATCATCTCTGATCGAGATACTTACCCTGACTGGATCTTGCCATCGATCCCCGACCGCGTGGATCGCCTACCCTATGAGGACGACGACGAGGATTAGATGAAGCGCATAGTCATAGTGAGTGACCTACAGGTTCCCTTTCATGATCGACACGCAGTCAAAAATGTAGCACAATTTATAGCCAAGTTTAAGCCGCACGAAGTAGTCACAATAGGTGACGAGATTGATTTCAATACGATTAGCAAGTGGTCAGAAGGGACGCCAGAAGCTTATGAACAGACTCTGGGAGATGATCGCGATGAAGCTGTTCAAGTTCTTTACGATCTCCAAGTAACACAGATGATTCGGTCTAATCACACAGACCGCCTATACACACAGATAATGCGTAAGATCCCATCGTTCCTGTCGTTGCCGGAACTTAGGTTCGAGAAGTTTATGCAGCTTGATGAACTAGGAATTACCTTCCACAAAAAGCCCTATAACATTGCGCCTAACTGGATCGCAGTCCATGGGGATCACACGCCTATCAAGTCTCAGGGCGGTCTCTCAGCCCTTGAAGCAGCCCGTAGGCATGGTAAGTCAGTCATCTCTGGACATACTCACAGGGCAGGCAGATCGTCCTTCTCAGAGGCTTCTGGTGGCCGTATAGGGCGTGTTCTGCATGGCGTAGAGGTAGGCAACCTTATGGATTTTAGCAAGGCCAGTTATACGAAAGGGTCTGCCAACTGGCAAAGCGCGTTCGCCATCATGTACGTCGAAGGCAAGAACGTCCAAGTCGATCTTATCTATCTGGAGAAGGATGGGACTTTCGTAGTCTCAGGCAAGCGCTATGGACGACCTAGATAACGAGCTTGATCGCGACATCGATGATCACATTGACGACCTAGAATCGTTACCATTTCGTTATCTTAATATCTGAAAATTCCCCCTTAGGTCATGAGACAGTAGAGCCACGGATGAAGGGCATCCAAGGAAAGGCTCAACATGTTCGATCCATCACTAGGCGATCTTCTTGCAATGATTGTCTTATCAGCACTATATTTTCATCTAGGCCGTATCGTCGGCATTCGCGTGGGATACCTCAAGGGTCGCAAGGCAGTTCGAGATTACTACGAGACAAAGGAAAGGGTGCGAGTGTGAAAGCAAGTGAAGTCCTATTATCAGCTACTGACATCATTGGAGACCGAGGAAGAATATATGGTCATCCTCGTATCAATCAGACTAGAATCGCATTACGACTCCAACAGATGCTTGAAACACCAATCTCAGACCATCAAGCATGTCTGGCAATGGTCGAAGTCAAGCTCGCACGTCTCCAAGAGACCGCTGACCACGTTGACTCCTATATCGACGCGTGTGCTTACCTTGCACTAGCTTGTGAACTAATTACAGAAAAGGATGAGCAATATGTTTAACCTTGAAGATTATCAACCCGTTGAAGACAGGCTCTTATTGTTTTGGAAGGATCACCCAGATGGACAAATTCATACAAAACTCCTTGATTCAGCCGCTGGCCGTTTTATTGTTGAGGCTGCTATATATCGCACAGAGGCTGACATTCGGCCATGGACTACAGGACTTGCAGAAGAAACCATCCAAGGTCGCGGCGTCAATGCGACATCGGCGCTGGAGAATTGTGAAACTAGTGCTATCGGTCGAGCGCTTGCTAACGCAGGATATGCAACAAAGGGAAAGCGAGCGTCACGAGAGGAAATGGTCAAAGTTAATAAGGCGAATGAAGTAAAGGCCAGCATCGATGAAGTCAAAGCAAAGATGGCCGACACGTCCGGCACTTACATCCCAGTAGTAAAGGAAGAAGATCCATGGACTATCAAGCCAGCGACTATGCCGCCCACAATGGGGGAAGCTGTATCGACGGTGAAAGAGATCATTGGCGGCCAGACAGAGAAGGACATTCCGAAATGCGTCCATGGTGAGATGATGTGGAAGACTGGACAGACTAAAGCAGGCAAGCCATGGGGTCACTTTAAGTGCCCTTATGCAGTCACAGGTGAATTGACAAGATGTCCATCGCCTAACGATGTAATCTGGTACGAGATAAACAAAGAGGGCGCATGGCAACGACAGAAGGCGAGAGTTTAATGGGACATTTACAGTTCATGAATCAAGACGGTGAATGGGAGTCATTCCCTACAGAAGATGAAATACATCGATCTAAAGAAGTAATAGCGATCCTTGAGGAATTTACATTCACAACTAGATGCTGCTTATGTAATGAAGCAATACCTTACAAAGACATCCGAGTGAACTTGGCTAATAAGAGCTGGTCATGCGCTAAGTGCCACGCGGTCAATGGCCTCACAAAGCCGTAAGTACCGGGGATTCTCTACCGAGAGAGTCGTAGCCAAGTACCTTTCGACTTGGTGGCCACATGCTGACATCGGTAGAGGGGCTGGAAAAGATATAACACATGTCCCGTTCGACATGGAAGTTAAGGCTAGATCGGCGTTCCAGCCAAAGGCGTGGATCGATCAGGTCACAAAGAGAGCAAGTAAAACTGGTGACTTGCCACTTGTAGTCAGTCGATTGAATGGTCAAGGGGAGAAGAGTCCCGAGGACTACCTTGCATTCATGAGATTAGGTGATCTGGTCGATCTATTGCTTAAAGCAGGTTACGGTGATTTTGGCGATGATATTGGTAAACTTAAGGTATTGAGATGCAAGATGTGCGGCGTATGGTCGTTCACTGAAACATGCAGAACATGTGAGGTCGATCCAGATGCCAACCTATGAATTTGAGTGCGATAACGAACACTGCGAAAGCAATGCCAGAATCGAGAAGTGGATGTCAATCCATGAGCCTCATGATCTTGAATGCCCATTCTGTCACAGCTCGATGAGCAAGGTCTATTCAAGTGTAGGCATAGCATTTAAAGGGACAGGGTTCTACAGTACGGATAATCGATGAGTTATGCACACCTGTGGATAAGTAAGTGCAAAAACATCACTTCACGCTTAAGACACGCCCACTTTATACACATGCTTGACATGGCTGGTACTCTCAGGGCTAGAGCCCATCAGGGGCTCACCGCAGGCCGTTCACGGCAAGCCTGCGGGGTAGCCATCGCTATTGGAATATCTCTATCCATGGCTATGCCACTAGATGCACAGGCGAATAACGTGCGATATAAAGAGCTAAAGAAGTTAGCCAATTACCAACTAACAGATAAGCAGTATGCGTGCCATAACGAGATAGTACATCGAGAGTCCAGGTGGGACTACAAGGCTATAGGTAATAAGTCCGGTAGTAAGCAGGCTTATGGTCTATATCAGATGAAGTCTGAGAGCTTAAAGACATCAACACCTATTAAGCAGTTCTGGATGTATTGGTATTATGTAACGCATAGGTATGGGGTTACTGAGTATGATGAGCCTAACTATTGTAATGCGTTACATCATCTAAAGACTAAAGGTTGGCAATGAAAGACCCTAGAGATAGCAGAGCCTATCGATCAAGACGCCTCGAGGTCTTAGCTCGTGATCAATGGACGTGCTTCTATTGCATGCAACCTGCAACGACAGTCGATCACGTCATCCCGATCAAGGACGGGGGCGATCCGCTTGCCTACGATAACCTCGTGTCATGTTGTAGTGCCTGCAACTCACGCAAGGGATCACGTTCACAAGGCTCTTTTTTAGCACACACGTTCACCCCCCCTGTCTTTACTGACTATCCGTCCCCGATGCAGTCGAAAATCCACGAGGACAGTCCGTTCTCAGCCCGACCAGTCCCAGAAGGTTCCTGATGGCTGCCAAGAAGAGCCGAGTGCTACGAGGGGCAACTAAGCCAAGGCTCCACAGCCCTATTCTCAAGGGCGAAAATAAGCTGCAAGATGTCCTCGATCTCTGCAGGATTATCGATCAACCTTTATTGCCGTGGCAGGAGTTCGTTCTCAAGGACATGCTTACAATAGACAAGGCTGGTCATTGGGTTCATAGAACTAACCTACTTCTCATCGCTCGACAGAATGGTAAGACTCACCTGGCACGCATGCTTATACTGGCTCACCTAATCAAGTGGGAGACAAACGTTCTGATCATGTCGTCCAACAGATCAATGGCTCTGGATACCTTTCGGCAACTGACCAACATCCTAGAAAATAATGACCACCTCAAGGGATTCGTCAAACAGATTAGGCACGCTAACGGCACAGAGTCTATTGAGATGTTATCTGGCGCACGACTGGATGTAGTAGCGGCAACTCGCGACGGCAGCCGAGGAAGATCCGTCAACGGCTTACTCTTCATTGATGAGTTACGCGAGATCAGCGAAGAGGGTTATCGAGCTGCAATTCCAACCACTCGTGCCCACCCGTCATCACACACACTAATGACATCAAATGCAGGTGATGCATTCTCGAAAGTACTTAACGATCTTCACGAGCGCTGCTTAGATCGACCACCTAAAAGTTTGGGATTCTACGAATATTCAGCGCCTCAATACTGCAAGATCGACGATCGAGCTGCATGGGCGATGGCCAATCCAGCCTTGAGTTACACCATCACAGAATCAGCCATCGAGGAATCGATCACAACTAGCCCTATTGAGAACGTCCGCACCGAGACACTTTGCCAATGGGTCAGCAGTTTATCCAGCCCGTTCCCTCCAAATTCTATTGAGGATTGCTCTGACTCAGAGCTAGTAATCAACCCCGGCGGCTATGCAGTCTTCGGGTTCGATGTCTCACCTTCTAAACGCAATGCCAGCTTATGCGCTGGAATCTTGATGCCAGATGGAAAGATTGCAGTAGGAATCCTAGAGTCATGGGAGTCTCAAGTGTCAGTCGATGATCTTAAGATAGCTGCGGCTATAAAAGGGTGGGCAGATATCTGGCGTCCACGGACAATTTTATTCGATCGTTACGCAACTCAGTCGATTGCCGATCGCCTCGCTAATGCCGGAAGCGTCGTCGAATCCTGCGACGGGCAGCAGTTCTATAGAGCTTGCGGTGACTTACTTGATGCCGTAGTTAATGGACGTCTAGTCCACAATGGCCAGAGAGAACTCATCGACCAATTCTCGAACGTGGCCGCTAAGGTAAATGACAGTGCGTGGCGCATTGTCAAGCGTAAAAGCGCTGGAGATATTTCAGCTCCAATTTCGATTGCGATGATTACATCTGCCTTAATGAAACCACAACAGGTAGCGGCTATCTACACCGAATAACACAACATGTAGTGTATAATTGCCATCTATGGGTATCCTCTCGCGCCTTACAGGTGCAACACCGAAGGCCAATGTCGAAGCGCAATACGCACCGCAGGTCTTGGGTGAGTACTCGCCTTACGCGATGCCGTTCCAATTCGCTTACGTCGGACGCACTGAGGCAATGGGAGTTCCGGCACTAGCTCGTTGTCGAAACCTTCTCGCTGGCACTATCGGCACTATCCCTCTCGAACTTTATAAGAAGTCAACAGGCGAAGAATTAGGCAAGCCACTATGGCTCGATCAGCCTTCTTACTCTCAGCCTAGATCAGTAACTATTGCCTACACAGTTGATTCGCTTCTATTTTACGGCCAAGCATTCTGGCAAGTAGTAGAAACTTATCAAGAAGATGGTCGCCCATCTCGCTTTGAGTGGATCGCTAACAGTCGCGTAACAGCAACACTCGATCGCGATAACGTCTATGTAAAATCTTACGCAATCGATGGAAGTGCAGTACCTATGGATGGTCTAGGTTCTTTGATCACATTCCAGTCACTCAGCGATGGCATTCTCAGCACAGGAACGTCAACTATTCGCGCAGCGCTGGACATCCAGAAGGCGTCAGTAATTGCAGCAGCAACTCCAATGGCAACTGGCTATCTAAAGAATACGGGCGCAGACCTTCCACCTTCAGAGGTTCAAGGATTACTTTCAGCATGGAAGAATGCCCGTCAAAATCGTTCGACGGCTTACCTTACTTCGACTCTTAATTATGAGTCAGTCGGATTCAGCCCTAAAGACATGATGTACAACGAAGCAATTCAGAACCTTGCTACTGAGATCGCTCGTCTATGCAACGTGCCACCTTATTACGTCTCAGCTGATCAGAATACGACAATGACCTATGCCAACGTCCAAGACGAGAGGCTTCAATTCCTTACACTATCCTTGCAGCCTTTCGTGTCTGCCATCGAGGATCGTCTCTCTATGGATGACATCACAGCTCGCGGCAACGTCGTCAAATTCGATCTTGACAGCAACTACTTACGCACAGATCCACTCAAAGAACTTTCAATCATCCGTGAACTACTTGATCTCCAGTTGATCACTCAAGAACAGGCCATGGAAATGACAGACCTAACACCTAATGGAAGCGAAGGCATGCAATGAAAGAGATGCTCACATTCTCAGCAGAACTTACAGCAGATGCGTCAGAGCGCACTATCTCTGGAAAGATCGTTCCCTTTAATGGCGAGGTAGGCAACACATCTGCCGGAGCCGTAGTCTTTGAGCGCGGCGCAATTAACATCGCTGATTCAAGCAAAGTGAAGCTCTTATTAGAGCATGATCCTAAGCAGCCAATTGGTCGCGCTCAATTCTTCAATGAGACAGAAGATGGAATCTTCGCCTCTTTCAAGATTTCCAAATCATCCCGTGGCACAGATGCTCTCATCGAAGCCAGCGAAGAACTCCGTACTGGCCTTTCAGTTGGAGTTATGGTCAATGCAGCAAAGCCTAAGAATGGCGTTCTGTATGTATCGAGTGCTGACCTACTCGAAGTAAGTTTGGTTCAGGCAGCAGCCTTTAAGTCTGCCGCCGTAACCGATATCGCGGCATCTGAAGATGAAGCCGTTGAAGAAACCCTACCAACAGAAAGCGAGACAGCCACCGTGGAAGACACCACTTCAGCAGTCGAAGCAACACCTACAGTTGAGGCTGCCGCAGTTGAAGCTGCTCGCCCTGCTGTAACAGCAATGGCTTACACAAAGCCACGCATCGAAGTAACAGCGGCTAAGTACGTTGAGAACACAATTCGCGCAGCAATGGGCGACGATGCAGCACGTCAATACATCGCAGCAGCAGACAACACAACTGACAACGCTGGTCTAGTACCAACACGTCAACTTTCAGAGATCATCAACCCTCTCGGTACAACTATCCGCCCATCAATCGAAGCAATCTCTCGTGGGGTTCTTCCAGATGCAGGTATGACATTCGAGATTCCTAAGATCACAGCTATGCCTGCCGTTGCAGTCGCAGCTGAAGATGCAGCATTTCAAGATACAGACCAGACATCTGCATTCCTTTCAGTGGATGTCAAGAAGTACGCTGGACAACAGACATTCTCAGTTGAATTGCTAGATCGTACATCTCCAGCATTCTTTGATGAACTCGTTCGTAACATGGCCGCAGCATATGCAAAGGCTACAGATGCAGCAGTTAACGCAGCAATCATCACAGGTGCATCACTTGATGCAACCACAACAACAACTTACCCAACAGCAGCAGAACTCCTCGGAGTAGTTGCTCGCGGTGCAGCTTCTGTCTATGGCGCAACACTCGGCCTAGCTAACCCATTCGCTCGCAACATGATTGTCAACACTTCACAGTGGTCTAACATCATGACACTCAATGACGCAGGACGTCCTATCTACACAGCTTCACAGCCACAGAACGCAGGCGGAGCAGTGGCACCTACAGCTCTACAAGGTAACGTTGCAGGTCTTAACCTCTACGTCACACCTAACACAGCTTCAGGTACTGACACAGATGGATCGATCCTTATCGTTAACCCAGATGCGTACACATGGTACGAGTCACCAACATACCGTCTACGCGCAGAATCAACAGCGGCAGGACAGATCACAATCGGCTACTACGGCTACGGCGCAATTGCGACCAAGGTCGGAGCAGGCGCATTTAAGAATAACAAGGCGTAAGCCACACTAAGTCGCTGGCAGGGTAGTGCCCTTCTACCCTGCCAGTCTTTAGAAAGGATTAGAGCATGTCATTGACAACAGTTGCAGAGCTTCGCACCGCCCTAGGCGTTGGTAGTCTCTATACTGATGCAGTCTTGCAGTCTGTCTGCGATGCCGCAGATGACGTACTCTTGCCCTTTCTATGGAATAACTACACATTCAATGTCGGACACAGTAATACAACTACAGAAGGCACATTGTATTTTGAGCAATCAATCAAGGATGTCTTTTATGTCGGTCAAACTGTAACGATCAGTGGTAATGGCGCACCTCATAATGGATCTAAGGCAATCACTGGCATGAGTAACACATCTATCACTTATGCAGTTACAGGCAGTCCGACAGCGCAACCTCAACATACAGTGACTCCTTTTGGACGGGTAGCAGCAGTAGCCACAGTCGACTACACAACAGTACCGGCAATTCAAGAAGCATCTCTTATGATCTCGATCGACATCTGGCAATCTCGCCAAGCCCCATCAAGCGGCGGAGTGACAATCGATGGTTATCAGCCTTCTCCTTATCGCATGGGTAATACCCTTCTTGCTCGCGTTCGTGGATTGCTTGCGCCTTACCTCGATCCGAGATCGATGGTGGGCTAATGTCTGCCATCTCAACACTTCGCGCAGGCCTAGCAACGGCTCTCACAGATAACACAAAATATTCAGTATTTTCTTTTCCACCTGCAACGCCGATCGCGAACAGCGTAATCATCGCTCCAGCTGATCCGTATATCTCACCATCTAACGGATGGAATGCGACTATCGCACCTATGGCTCACTTCGTCGTGACCATCCTCGTGCCACTTCTCGATAACGAGGGCAACCTCAATGGAATTGAAGATGACGTAATTAAAGTCTTTACTTTACTTGCGGCTTCTTCATACACCTACAACGTGTCAGATGTATCGGCTCCAGCCGTACTTAATGCCGCGTCAGGTGATCTATTAACCTGCAACATCAATATCTCAGTCCTAACGAGTTGGAGCTAAAATGTCCGAGTGGGAAAAAGAGCAAGAAGCCTTCCTGATCAAGATCGGGCAGGTAGCACCATCAACACCTAAGCCAGTAACTACTAAGAAAGACGAGGAATAATCTCATGGCTGTATTTCTAAGCAACAACGTCGGCGTGAAGGTAAACTCAGTCGATCTATCAGACCACGTTACATCAGTAACACTTAATCGCGCATTCGATGAGCTTGAAGTTACTGCAATGGGTGACTCTGGCCATAAGTTCGTCAAGGGTCTTGAGGCATCATCTGTCACAATCGACTTCCTGAACGACACAGCATCTGCTAACGTCCTAGCGACTTTGCAAGCTGCGTGGGGAACTAACGTCACAGTAGTTCTACTACAGACAAAGGGAACCGCAGTATCTGCGACTAACCCTCTCTACACAATGACTTGCCTTATCAACAACACGACAGACATCAACGGCGCAGTAGGCGATCTCTCAACACAGAGCCTCACCTTCAACGTTTCTGGTACTATCGCAGTTGCCACAACAGGTTCATTCTAAGAAACTAAACAAAGGGGCACAGCATGGCAAAGTTAATAGTCACATTAGCGGACAACAGCGTTACCGAGATCGAGATCACTCCTCGTCTAGAGTACGCGTTTGAGCTATATGCTAAAAAGGGATTTCACAAAGCGTTTCGCGATGATGAAAAGCAGTCAGATGTCTATTGGCTTGCATGGGAAGGCCTTCGACTAAGTGGGGTCACAGTCAAGCCATTCGGTACAGACTTTCTCGAAACTCTAAAGAGTGTAGAGGTTGCAGAGTCTGACCCTTTGGCCTAGGCAGCGATAGCATCCACTATCTCATAGCTCGCTTGAGCATTGAGACGGCTATCGCTCCACAATTTTTATTAGATTTAGATCCATCAATGCTCCAGATGTTACTGAAAGCATTGAAAGACCGAGCGAAGGAGCAGGAGAATGCCTACAGAGCTAAAAGGCGCTAATGACCTACGCAAAGCTCTCAAGCAATTTTCTCCTGACTTAGACAAAGCAACACGAGATGAGATGGTGGGATTCTTAAAGCCATTGGTTAAGAAGGCTCGCGGCTTCATGCCGTCCAATGGTGACATGCCTTCTGGATTCGTTAAGCATGAAGTCAAGACTGCGACGTTCCCAATGTACGATGCAGGTGAAGTAAGACGTGGCATCGGCTATAAGTTGACACCTACTAAGCCTAATCGCGAAGGATGGTCATCGACTGTATCGATCCATAACAAGACGGCGGCAGGTGCGATCTTTGAGACCGCTGGCCGTAAGTCTGGGATCGGTGGTCGCTTCACTCCACGTTTACAGGGGCAACTAGCAGGCGCTGGCAAGATGGCAGGACGCGCCATGTATAAGGCTTACAAAGAAGATGAAGGCAGAGCTAAAGCTGGAGTAATCAAGGCGCTTGAAAAGGCTGCCGCTAAGTTCAATGGGAGTGCCAATGGCTGAGTTAAGACTGCCCATAATTGTAGAAAATAAAGGCAAGAAAGCATTTAAGGATGTCGATAAAGGCGTCAAAGGTCTTACGAAGGATTTTAAGAAACTAGCAGGCGCAGCTGGCATCGGTCTATCGACTGCCGCTGTTATCAATTTTGGTAAGGCCGCTGCGAAGGCATTTATAGTAGATGAGAAAGCAGCTTCTCGCTTAGCCATGTCCGTAAAAAATCTAGGCTTAGGCTTTGAGACTCCACGCATCGAGCGCTATATTTCTGATCTTTCTAGAATGTCTGGGATTACAGATGATCAATTACGTCCGGCAATGCAGCGCTTATTGCAGACCACAGGATCAGTTACTAAGTCTCAAGAATTACTTACTCAAGCTTTAGACATAAGTCGCGGCAGCGGTGTCGATTACGAAACTGTCGTAGCCGATTTGAGTGCGGCGTATGTGGGAAATACTAAAGGCTTAAAAAAATATTCTTTAGGATTATCTCAGGCCGAGCTTAAGACAATGAAGTTCGCCGATGTGCAGGCTAAGTTCGCGGCTACATTTAAGGGTGGGAATGCTGCTTATCTAGACACTTACGCTGGAAAGTTCGAGTTGATCTCAACTGCCGCAGGCGAAGCGCAGGAAAAGATCGGTGGGGCTCTAGTAGAGTCTTTGGTCTCAGTCTTTGCAGCTGGAGACCCTGTCGAGTTCGTGGCCAAGATTGAAGCCCTGTCTAGCAAAATTGCTGACATGGTTGCTCAAGTAGTATTCGGGTTCAAGAAACTTTATTACTTAACAAGCGACCAGGCAATTCTAGCCGCCTTCAATCCATTCGACGACTATGAAAATCAAGTCATGAGAATTATCGACTCTCAAGAGAAAGCATTCTTGGCGTCATTCAATCGCATAAAGATTGGCTACTTAGGCTCGATGCCCGTTGGTATTTATACAAGCGCAGCTGACCTTGCTAAACAAAAGAAGGCCGAAGCCGACGCGTTAAAGCGTCAAAAAGAATTGGCAAAGTTGCAGGCCAAGACAGCTGCGGATGCTCTTAAGAAGGCGGCTCTAGATAAGGCTGCTCGTACTCTAGAATTAGATCGTATCGGCATTGAGGCAGCCCTCAAGGGCAAGATAAGCGAAACAGATAAACTATCGCTTAACTTACAGCTTGCACTTCTCGACAAGAATGATACGGCTGCCACTAAATTATCTTCTCAACTAGAAACAGCCATTAAGAATAATGCTCTCTTACAGGCTGCTCTATTGGCAACGCCAGAAGCTCCTAATCCTTATCGCAATTGGGTAGCGCCGGGCATGGCTCCATTAACTACGCAAGGATCAATCTCAAGCGGTGGCGGTGGAGTAATGCCTGACTTTAATGTTCCTGCTAATTCTTATAGCCAAGTCGGCCCTATGGGCGGTTTAGGAGCAGGAGTTATTGCAGGAGTTAATCCAATGCCTCCAATTAACATCGTGGTAGAACTTGATGGACAGGCAGTCGGTGGAGCAATTCGCGACAGTCAGATCAATGACTCGCTCTCAGGATCATTTAGCCAGACAAATAGATTCGCCGCTAAGGGTTCTATAGCGACATGAGTCTTCCAGCGACGATCTCGGTATCTTTCGACTTCAGCCAAGGTGCTACATTCGGCTATCCGTTTACTGTCGGGGATGCCAAGTACGGCGTAATCGGAGTATCTCAATTCGCGTCAACAGAAGTTCCCGATCCAGTAGTTGATCTTAGCGATGTCACTCGATCAATAAAGATCACTCGTGGCCGTAATATCATGCGAGATACCTATGAGGCTGGCAACTGCACAGTTCGAGTCTTAGATCCCAATTCTTATTTTAACCCTCAGAATGTCTCTAGTCCTTATTATGGCTATCTGACTCCACTACGCAAGATCCGTGTAGCTGCTACTACTGCCACGGCGCAGGAGTTTCTATTCTCAGGTTATGTCGATTCGTATAAGTATTACTATCCAACAGGGCAGGAAATTGGCTACGTCGACATCGTCTGCTCTGACGCCTTTAGACTCTTTCAGATGGCTAACGTCTCAACTGTCAGCGGAGCAACTGCTGGCCAGACTACTGGCACTCGAATTACAAAGATCCTCGATCAAGTTTCATTCCCGACATCAATGCGTATTACTGACACAGGATTGACGACAGTTCAGGCAGAT